TGACAATACACCACAACAACAACAGAAACAAGGATTATGTGGACTATTTTTATTTTTTATTTTCGGCAGTTTTAAAACAAATGATTAAATGTCTCGCACACATCGTCGGTTAAACCGAAGCTGCCCAAGGTCATGTGTTTGGACTCGAGTCCATTCACGTGACCACTGGGCTGGGAAATCGAGTGTTACAGCGGGCATTGGACGCAGCTTAGTCTGTCGGCGACACCAATCTTCGATATGAAGTTGCGTATGTATGGCCATGCCATACTTTCGTTGCAACAACTCTCTGGTGCGCATACCAACAGGTCTAGGCTTTACAGCTGTGATAGTGTGTTCGCGAGCCCAAGTGTTGTCAAAGATTACTCGTCCGGTTCCAATGCAGCGCAAGACATACATTGACAGTTCCTGTAGAACTGGGCAACCAGCCCAAGAAGACAACGCTGATAGAGCTTTGGCTCGCAATAGCGCCCGTCTTTGTTCGAGAGTACCATATCGAAATTCGGACATGGACCACCCAAACTTAACGAGCTGCTTGAGCACGTCAGGAACATTAACAAGATCAACCGGATCGAAAACGTTCCCGCAAAAATCAGCAATGTAGGGATCAGGATCTTCCCTGATTTTAATGTTGAAACCTAGTGACTCGAAGTCCTTGTGTGTTGGAACCGGTCCAGTAACAGCAAAGACACCATCGTCACCTTCAACAAAACCCTTGCATGTGGCTCCTTTTCGGCCACACACAAACAACATCAGCATGAGGTTCGAGAAACCATTGCCTAGAGACGTACACATGTCTCCAGACATACGGGTTCCTGGGAGCGAAACTTCGATCGGCTGCCACCGATCAAAGAATCTACACGTGTTAATGCCAGCTAAGCTTCGGCTCAACAAACGCGAGATGCGCCTCCCATTCAGAACATTCTGCAGCATATAGTCATAAAGCTTCAATTCGCAACTACGCATAAAGCTTGACGACAAGTGTGCCTCAAAACTGGTGTGGTCGGAGGTAAATACCTTCACCCCCGGCAAGTACAATGTTTGGATTAATTTAGGCCGGTCGGCTACCGGCACGTGCTTAATGAATTCAGGGATTGTTGCGTAGACGACTTCCTCAATACAGTGTATGGCAGGCCCAGTGGCGCACTTAAACCAGTCAGATCGACTGTTTATACAACGCGCCTCCTTATAGGCAGAATACCACTCACGCTTTATGAATGAAGTACATCTAGCCATCCGTGCCCTGACCGTAGGCCAACACGGTATGGTCTGGTTATGTCGTTCCCAATCTGCAGCCAATTGTCGTCTGCGCCAATCGGGATATTGTGTCTTCAGTAACCACGTGGAGACAGACAGATCAGTTCCAG